TTTTGTCAGGTCGCCGATGAGGTCCGCTTTGAACTCCTGCCGGTAAAACAAAAGCGCCAGAGGTGTTGCCCGCATTTTTATTTTCTGTGCGCCGATAGTTATTTCTCTCATGGTTCCTCCTTTAAGCTGCAGCGCCTGGGATGGTTACTGCTGCAAAGAACGCGTCATAAACTGTGGCGTTGGTGGCTGAAAGCTCTAAGGTTCCTTTGACCACATCTTTTCCATTGATCTCAATTGGGAAAATTGTCAGGTTCAAAACGTCGGTATTTGGCTCGATGGATTCGCCCTTAGTTTTTTCTTCCTTTGCTGGTCGGCTCGCTTGGCAATCGTAATAAACAAAACGACGATTCTTGTCGTCACCGGCTACCTCGCCCATAAGTGCAAATCGTGTAGGCAGACCGCTAGCCACTTCCACCAACATTCCATTAGCATCCAATTCCCAGCCGAGCATGGTGACTAAAACTGCGTCTGGAACCAGTGCCATTTCCAACTCCCCGGTGTACCCGTTGTTCGCTGTGGTCACAAAATATGGCCCGTTATCTGCAAAGAATGAGGATTCCCCTCCGACTGCTTTCGGGGTGAATCTTACGGCGCCTGGAATTGCGATAGGTGTTGCCCATGTTGGTTCGCCTAGTGCCGGTTCGGTTGCGAATGCGACGTGGACTTTTTCGAGACCAAATGTAACTTTATTCATAATTTCACCCGCCTAATATCTGAATTGTGTATATTACTTGGCGCATTTTTTCTGCCTCTATCCATGATTCCACCTTGGTATATGGCAACCTTAATTCCTTGAGCTTGTCTTGGACCAGCTTTTCTGTGACCGGATCCTTCTTCGAGGTATAAAGCTCAATGTCAAATTTTTCTAATCCGAGATAGTTTTGGTTGTCCGCCTTCATATCTCCACCGCCGGTGAATTGATAAGTTATGAAATTCGGCGCTGGAGCTGGGCTCTCCCGTGTGCTCACAAATTCCCCATAGGCGACGGGCAATCCGAGCGTCTTTAGTGCTGCAAATAGTTCTTTTTGCGTCGCCATGCCTATCCCCCGTTCCGTATAATTCCAGTAATCCGTTCCTGCAAAAGGGCCGCATATTTTTGCTCCGCTGGTCCGACGTGCGGCTTGCCTGCGACCCTACCTCCGCCTCGTTTGGCATGGCCCTTTTCGAGAAGGTGGACCAACCTGTAAAATTTCGGATTCCAGATGATGTTACGGTTTGACCCGCGTTTCTTTTCCCGTACCACTTTCCATCCCTTGGAGTATTTTCCACTTTTAAACCTAGAATTTGTCTTGATTTCCTGGAGGCATTCTTTGGCGACCTCATCCACCGTTACGTCAATACCCTCGCTGACTTCTTCCGTATATTCGCTTACTGCCCTTGCAATTGTATCGGCCAGAGAATCGATTTGGATAGTATTAGCCATCGGTAGCCACCCTTTCACAACTCAGACGGACCTTTTCGCCGCGTTCCTCGGTCCGGATGATGCGGTAGATAATGCCGTTGTGCTTGAGTTTGGCCTCGCCAAGGTATTCCCTAGTGTAAATTTCCAACCTCTTCTCTGGTCTCAAACCTGCTGTCGCGGCATTATAAAACTCACCTGAACCCACTGAGAGTTCTTCGGCAAATACTAACCGCTCAGTAGGTGTCTCGATTTGGTTGCCGATATCATCTTCGGAGATAGTGGTACTGATCAGAACTACTGTCTGGTCTTGCCTCATTTATGCCACCTTCACAATCAGATAGACATTTCAATTTTTAGTTTCACCCCATAGCCAACTGGCTGAGCAACGTATGAAAAGCGGGAGAGAATTTAATCCCCCCGCCTTCTGCGTTCCATACATCGGCAACACCCATGACAATGATTCCGACCGCTAAATCATCGAGCATCCTTTCATCCGGTACCCCAGCACGTTTCATGTATGACTTTACAGCCAGAAGTTTTTGAGTCAGGATCCCATCGAAGGCCGTGCTATCGAGTTGGATAGTTAGGCCGATCTTGCATTCTATTAAGAGTTCGGCGTCTGTCATTCGATCACCTCAGTTTATTCCCTCCAACCTTTAAGCTTTCTTGATTAGAAGCGCTCCGTTTTTATCTGACAGTTTGCCATCGGCAATCATTGTCGACTTACTGATCCATTCGTCAGTGTCTTCATTAACTAGCGCTTAAAGGTCATCTGCATGTTGGTGTTGACGGTATAGCTTTTTAATTTGCAGACGATACCAATCACATCACCAGAGATTGCATCATCGATCGACGGCAAGTACTCTTCTACAGGGATAACTTCTTTACCAAGGAATCGTTCAATTTGAATACCGTCTAGTCCATACGTGGTTCTAGCGACAGGCTGCCCGTTAACGTCCACCATTCCTACAATATACTTGTTCCAGTCTGCATCGTTCATAATGATAACGGCACCATTTCGATAACTACGGGGCAGTTTCGCCAGAAGCGTGGTCCAGGTGTCGTACTCCCCGAGGTCAGTCGCATTGACCGTAACGATTTGAGCCCCTGGAATCGCGGTATCCTTTGCAATGCCAAGGGGTTGTCCATTGCCAGAACCGGAGATAATGGATTGCTCAAGCGCGACGATCATAGCCTCGTAAATGTTGTCAGATATGGTGGATTCAAACACAGGTAAAGCGACTGTTCCAGCCACTATCTCTACGGCAACACGGCACTGGAGTTTGTGATAAGAGAAGGTAATGCTGGCAGTCGTCTTTTTCTGCTTATCGGATACAGTACCCGGTGTGGTCCATGTAGCAACAGGTTTTAGAGCGGATGTGGGTTGTTCAACGCCGCCTAAGATACTTGTCTTATTTATCTTGGCCCAGATTGTACCATAGTCTTTCATCTTCTCAATAATGCTATCTAGGATCGTGGTCGGAATAACGGCTCCGATATCACCAGTTCCGGTCGTTGCATCGACTCGGAATTCAATGGCGTCTGACTTAACGCCTCGTTGCACGTAATCCATAAAGGCAGACCTGTATTCCGGAGTATTATATTTATCGACTGAACGCTGCTCTGGCTTCTGGCTTACCCCAGCACCATACGTGCCAATGAGTCGGGTCGTTCCGACCGGAGCGCTGCGTTGTTCTCCCACGGGTTCCGGGGTACCCTCTGTGCCTGGCTTAGGCTCGCCTCTAAATTCCCCAACCGGTTGTTGTGATACGTTTCCTTCGGCACTCCTTAGCGCCACAAGTTGAGCGTCGATCATTTTTCCTTCAGTCGCAAACGTGTCGACCTCTTCCGTTGTTTTTGCGCTACGAATCGCTTCTGGTAAGGCAGCTCGTCTTGCTTCAAGGTTCAGGATCATTTCTTGAATAGTCATTATCTCTTACCTCCAAAATTTAAGTTTATAATCGTTGCTTCTTGGTGCTTACGAAGTTCTAGTTCCTCACCGCTTTTAGAGCTATCCAGCTTAGACCGGGCATTGTCCAATGCCGCTTTATCCGCACAATCCAGTGCTTCGTCACGGGCCATTATGTTTGTCTCCTCATATTGAGGAGACCACAAGGCTGATATTTCATGGATCTTCTTGAACTTTTTGATCTCTCTGGTTGGTAAATTGCTATCGAGATTAAGCCAACTCTCTTCTTTTACTGTGAAAGAAAAACTCATCCCGGTAACGTCTTGTCGTTTGACTGCCGAATACAATGCATTGGCCTCTGTGTTGTTTTCGATATCAAGCTTAGCCCTGAAGCTTAAACCCTGATCGTCGACGATGAGTTGCATTGTCGAGTTAGCGTTGTTGTTTCTGCTCCTGGCCAGCGGAATTGTTCTGCCGTTATGATGAATAAAAAATGGAACGTCCTTTAAGTCCGCCCCATCGAGTGCTCCACGTTTGATAACTTCTATAAACCAATTTCCTACGTTTGTTTCAACCTCGTAGGGTATGGCAAACCCTTCTATGATGGCCCCTGGCTCGGTTTCGCTAGGTTCTATAGCCCTAATTTCTTGGACCTCATAGTACCTTTTAAGTTTGTCGTCCCTTTGTTCTGACGTTTCTTTGTTCATTTGCTTTTCAGTCCCCCTTAATTCGCAATAAAAAACACCCCTTATAGGGATGCATTCATTAAGTGCCTGCACTCACTTGTGGAGCACCTGCCTTCTTCATTTGGTACTCATTGATAAGTGCTTTATCCACGTAATTTAGACTCTGTGTGATGCGTTCGCCGCCAACGATGGGCGGATAACCGAGCAGCGCTAACTTCTGATTGTCCGAAAGTAATCCCTGTTCCCCAGTAGTCTTCAAAAGCTCAAGCTTTGACTTTGTCGAGAGGTACATCATGTCTCGTTGGTAGAAGACAATCTCATTCCCTACGTCAAGTTCTCTCTGGGTGAACAGCGTCTTTGAAAACGCTTGACTCAAACTTATGAGGATTGGCTCCAATTTCTTTTCGTAAAACGCCTGGTACTCTTCATCGCTAAAGACTCCCCTTAGAATGGGTAAGGGGACCCCTATCTTATTCAAAACTTTGTTCTCTAGAAACTCCATCGTCTCTTTATCGATGAGCTTGGGGTCGACTGTGATTGGAGTGTAATCACCCTTTAAATCCAAAGGCAAGATACCTGTTGTGCCACTAGAAATGGCACGTTCAAACCTTGCCCGTTCTGCTTGTTGTTTTTCGTCATCAAGCATCGTGGCTATTTTGAGGATACCTCGAACCGATAGGGTTGTTTTTATTGCCTTGCCTATCCCCTGCAGGACTGTGTCGTTGATTTCCAGGACCTTCAGGAGTGCTGCATTGTCCGGTTGTCCGTTCCGACCACCGCCCATTATGGAGTTAATAGAAAACTGCTTCCTAAGGTGGATCACGTCCGAGTATGCCAGTGTGAAGTTATCTCCACTCTCAAAATGCAGGGTTACGTACAACTTCCCTGCCGAGTCCTGAACAAAATCGACGCGCCTTGGGTCCAGCGGATAAAACGCGGTGTAGCTAATATATTGCTTTCCTTGCTCGTCGCAACGTGTCTCGTAAACAGGGTAAATAAACGCATTATAGTTCATTTCTAAAAGCCAGATTGTTTTCTCTAGAAAGTCTTTCGTCGTCATTAGCTCATTGGGGGCAAATTTAAACAGCCTATTCAGACTGCTGTTGACGGTTGTCTGCATCCCTGTATTATCTGTTCGGATATGCCTTGGCATGAGCTTGCTGCACTCGGTTGCAATGACATCGATGCAGTTTTGGACGACGTCAGAGGCATAGATGTTATTTCCGAATTGAGAGAAGATAGGGCTGTAACCGTCTAAGAATTTCGCGTACTGCATTTGTTGTTTGGCCTCTTTCGAGGCGAACATAGCTTTCACAAGTTCGGAGAATCCCAAATTATTTATCACCTCCCACACTCAGCTCCACGTAAAATAAAGAGCCAAAATTAAACCTCGCCATTAGATATCTCGATATTCTACCTCACCAGATTCATGTACTCCGTTTTATTTTGGGTTAAAACGGCGTAGGTAATTATTAGTGTAATAGTGCCATCTATGCGCTTAATTTGGGTACCACCAACCTTGACCGGCATGATCAGTCCGCTACTTTCTATCTTTATAGCTGTATTTCCCAAACACCATTTATCGATTGGGTTGTTGTCATAGTTTATAAGCTTACTCCGCAAATCTGCCTCAACGATTTTCATAGGATTAGACATTACTTCTTTGCGTTGTGGTATCCTCTCCATGGTAAAGCCCATGTCTTCCATTTCCTTAACCCAATACTTTGCCAAAGCGTCGTCATAGCCAACCTTATACGGCTTTATACCTAATTGCTTAACGACGTAAACAAACCAAGTGGTGACATAACTGAAGTCGTTGTCATTGCCAGGACATATCTCAATGAGTCCCTGACGTGCCCATTCGAGATAATCCACACCGTCGGGACTATCTTTCAATTTACTCTCTGGGATAAAGTATTTGCCGAATGTATACTTGTGGCTGTCTCCTGGGCGCATGACAGTCATTCTCGCAGAAAGCAAATCTGTCGTCTCGGCTAAATCTACAGCGCCGATTCCTACTCCGCCACGAAGCATTTCAACATCGAACGTTGCGTCATTAGTAAGCTCAGCTTCAGTGAGCCAAGCAGTGGCATTATTTTGCTTGACGTTAAAGTCTTTTGCTAATACAAAGGCACGGGTTGACTTACTCGTTTTAGCTTCTTCTACCATACCCCTAAGATAACCCCATCGTTTAATTGTTCCAAGACCAGGGTTACTTTTGAGCCACGTCGTTTCATCCTGCCAAATCTCGGCTTCGCTATCCTGGGTAAAAAGAAATATAAGCCATCGAGGCCGATCAGTCTCTCCGTTTAAAACCTGGCGCGCCTCAATAAGCCTGTGGTCAAGGTATCCATCATTGGTAAAACCTTCGGTTGTAATTTCTCCATAAATCGGTTCTTCCTGTGTTGAGAGAGCTTGGCGTATTGGCATAATTGATTTATTATCCTTGAGCTCGTGAACCTCATCTGCGGACCCCACTCCTATATTTTTGCCCTCTTTAGCGCTGGTCTTTGCAGAGATCTTTCGGATATTGCCTCTATTTTTATACGAAAATTTGCCAGTATTCTTGGGTTTCTTGGGATTTCCGAAGAATATGCCCTTAATATTTTTACGGGTTACTTTGTTCAGTGCTGGACTTTGTTCCCTCATCGCGTCTATGGCCTGAAACATCAAGTCGGCCTGTTCATTCGTAGTCATTGCTTGAGCAAAGTATTTTAAGTCCAAGTGGCCCGCAAAAGAATTCTGCAAGATCCTGTGCTGATACAAACGGGGTTTTTCCATTTTTTCGACCAATTAAAAGTAAGAAGTCCTGGTATTTACGTACCCATCGACCGAACTCTTCATCATAGATTTTAAAACTATAAAAAGCCTCGATAAAGGCCTTTTGAAATAGCATCATAATAAAAGGTTTTCCGGCAAACGGCGCTTCGTAGTGTTTACATTGGGATTCAATAAACTTAATACGTTTATGAGCAGGCTCGAAGTTTATTTTGATCGTTGGATCATCGAAGTGAGTGAGTAATATATCCAACATTTGCATTAGCTCGTGGCCAATGATAATCTCTCCTCTTTTGCATTTACCGATATATTCGAGGAGGAATGAAGTCTGATATCTAATTCTTAATTCGTCAAGCATGACTACGACATCACCACCTTTTTATAAATGAAAATAGTGCAGTACACACTATTTTAAGCATTACTTATTTTCAAATAATCTTCGTGGTACATCCATCGTCATGAGCTCATGATTTGTGGATGTATTCAAGCAGCTAGGAATGGGACCCCTTGTACTCGGTGATCATTCAAACTCTTCTAAGCCGTCATCCGCTTCCAGGACGTTCTTGGATAGAACCCCATTCAAGGTTTTAATAACCACGGCATAAGCGTTAACATTCTTAAGGTACTGCTTAGCGGTTTCGATCGGCTTTTGAATCTCCGGATGCTGTGGGTGAAGCTTGACCATGCCGGTTAAGGTAATCGCCTCTTTGAGGACATGATTCTCCGCCTTGAGAAACGCCGCATCTTCGATTAACCCTTCGATGAGTTTGCGCTTGGACTCTTCGACCTCTTGGAAAATCCCCATTAATTTTTCCAGTTCTTGTTGTTGAACCTCTTGTTTTGTCATTTTTCCCAAAACCTCCTGGGGTTTTTAAAATTCTTGCTGTGTGTCAAAGATGCCTCCCTTCACCGGTTCCCTTTTGACTTGTTAGATCGGAAGGACCGGGGGGGGGGGCTAAACAGAATATTGTTCGAACCATTTCTGGATATACCCACGCCACTCATCTTTCCTGCATCGAAGCTCCTCATCAATCTCTAACCGTCTCAAGCACTCCTCTTGGCTAACGTCACAGAAGATCAGCTCGGCTCCGAGATCGCTGGCCAACTTCTCTCTCTTATACTTATCCTGGTACCCACCGATGACCCAAGCGTTATTCCATTTGCCAAACCGAGTCTTGATGTTATCCAGTAGCTGGTTGTGAATGCCGCGGACATTGCCCAACAAACTATCTGGCTTATCGTAGCTCGGCAACATTGTAACTGCTTGGTACAGCCTGTCCATGTCCACGACTATATCGCCGCGCTGCACCCGACTCTGCACGAAGTCTTGTTTGCCTGCCATCGGTGGTCCGTACACAATGTAAACGTTTCTACCAGTAGACTGACACCCGAACCTATTATGCTGAAGGTTATGGCAAGCGAAACATATAAGGTCAACGTTATCTGGGTTGAGAGAGATCAACGCGTCATGCACGTTCTCCGGAGTTAGTTCTATCTTGTGGTGCCCGATGATCTCTCTTGCCTTAGCGATCCGCTTCCCACATAGCTGACAATTGGGCCCCCGCTCGGCAATAAGGTTCAGCCTGAAGTTGATCCACGCATCACCCGCGTAGAATGACTGTAAAATAGCGAACTTTGCCACGCCTAAACGACCGCCTCTTGGTAGGACACCTTTTCTCCGTTACGAACTAAAAAAACACCAGCGTCGCCGCCAGCGTTTTCAGGAAAGGTATGATAATATCGTTTTACTATGACGTCTACATACTTGGGGTCGAGCTCCATCATATTGCAGACCCTTCCGGTCTGTTCTGCTGCGAGGATGGTTGTTCCTGAGCCGCCAAACAGGTCGAGTACTAAGTCCCCCTTATGGCTTGAATTGATAATGGTCCGGGCTACCAACGATACGGGTTTCATGGTTGGATGTTCCTCACTGCGCTTGGGCCTCGGTATATCAAACACGTCGCTTTGCTTTCTATCCTTTAATGGACAAAGTCGGCTGCTACCCTCAAGCCAGCCGTACCAAATAGGCTCGTACTGGGTGTGGTAGTCTTTCCGGGAAAGTACCAGTGAATCCTTCTTCCAAATGATTGTACTCGACCAGTGGTAACCCACATCCCGTATCGCATCCATGAGGCCACCCCACTCTTGGGCGCTCATAACGACGTAGGTCATACATCCCGGCTCGCTAACGAATGCCATAGTCGTAAATACTTTCAGCATAAAGGCTTTGAAATCTGCAGTACTCATACTGTCGTTAAGGATTTGACGGTCTGGTTTCCAACTTGGGTGGGCACTCCCGCCGTAGTCAACGTTCCAAGGCGGGTCGGTGAAAACCTGCCGAGCCTTCTGGCCGTCCATCAGCGTCAAGGCATCTTCTTGAGATGTGCTGTCTCCGCACATTAGACGATGTTTCCCAAGCAGCCAAACATCCCCACGCTGACTGATCGGGGTCTCAATCTCGGCTAAGGCTGCGTCTGCATCGAAGTCATCTTCTTTAACATCGTCCGGGTTCGTTTCTGCGGGCTCAAACTCAAAGCCGAAATCCTCCATTTTGAAGTCAAGGTCCAGCTCGCTTAGTTTCTCTAATTCTATTTCTAGTGCGTCGAAGTCCCACTCCGCGAGCTCTGACGTCTTATTATCAGCCAGCCTGAAAGCTTTAATCTGTCCATCATTTAAGTCATCAGCAATTAAACATGGTACGGTTTGCATACCCAGTTGAAGAGCAGCCTTAAGTCTGGTGTGACCAGCCACTACTTCGTTATTTTTATCGATAACAATTGGTACCTTAAAGCCGAATTGTTTAATCGACTCGGCAACAACAGACACGGCTTGATCATTATTTCTGGGGTTGTTTTTATAGGGTTTGATGCTACTTACGTTTATTTCTCGAATCACCAACTGTTTTGACCCCCCTTCTTTTTCGTCATTAAAATATTTTCGATCGTTCCATTTCTTTGTGAAAGGCGAACATCTCTTTCTCTAAAGCAACTTTTTGAGGATTGTCAGACCATCCATTTTCCTTATCTTTGTTTTTAAGTAAAATAAAGCAAGCAGCAACATCCGGCAAAGCATATTTCCTTGTCTTCTCGGTGAATTTTGTCTCCACTCCATCCACCATACGAATGGATGTCTTAAGTTCTTCATATTCAAAGCCCAGAGCTCTTTTAAACAAGGCATTTTCAACCTCTGTAACGGCTATATTCCGTCCTTTTTTAAGGGCTTTAGCTAATTCGACGTGTTGTTTTTTGAACTTGTTCAATGTGGCTACGCTGATTCCAAGATTCGTACAAACCTGATCCTCGGTAAGTCCGTCACGCATCCACTTTTCAACGAGAATTAAGTTCTCTTCAACCTGCGGCCATTTACTCTTTGACACTTACTATCACCCCTCATGCAGAAACGCCCTCATGAGAGAGCGCCTGCGTTTATTAAAAAAGGAACCCCACGAAGGGTTCCTAGGTATTGTCATTTACTCTCAGCTGAAACTTGCCGCCATCCTTATAGGAGGGTAGAGGGGCCTTAGGCCCTAGATCCATCGGAACCTTTGCCCCCGGTATTCTCTGACTGCCCGGGTCTATACAACCACGCCCCATCGGTATCAACGAACGCCTCACAGGCGAGCGTGACGCGACACAGGGCAATCGAAAAGGAACCCCTTTCGAAGTTCCCTCAACATCTTAAGCCTCTAAACTCGGCCCTTTGCGCTTTACTTCGGCGGCATGTTGGGCTTCAATCGTTCGGTAGGCTGCGTTCCCATCCAGCCTGCTAAGGAGGATATTTCGTTCGGCCTTATATTCTGCTCCGATAAATCCTAGTTTTAAAAGGAAGCAGCGGAAGGCGTATTTATCGTTATTGGTTTCCTTCTGCTTGGTTGAACTGAACTTTTGTTTTTTCGCTTGCTCGTTTAGCTGCCAGCAAAATACACCGAAAGCGTGGACCTCTTCAGCATCTAGACTTGCGTTGAAAAAGCTGAAGGAGATGGTCTTCTCTACCAAGTCAATATCCAGATCACTTCGGCCAGTGATTTCCCCAGCTTCGATTGCATTGTTTACGACTCTGACAAAGTCCTCAAGAGAATCTATGGGAACCGCGTTGATCGCCTTGACGAAGCTCGCTGCGAGTATAACCTCATACCGGGCAAGTGCTTTTTGTATGAGCGTTTGCTTGCTCCAAATAAGGTTTACAAGATTTCGAAGGGTATTCCCGTTATGACCGTCCATTGAAAGGGTTATTGTCAAATTCCCTTCTGGTTTTGCTTCCGCAATGTTTAGTGCGTCCAGGACCATCCTTAGTGTTACATGCTCCTCTTTGATTCCCATTTCCGGCGTTGTAACGATACCTTGCTTATTGACGGTCCATCCACCAGCATTGTAGTTGAAACTTGGGACACCTGCGTATTTGGGTTGCTCTCCGATGGTATCTGCGATCACTGAGGCTAGTTGTTTTCGTTCTAAGCCTGTAACTTTGGTGGAAAATCTCATGGTTTATCCCTACCTTTCATTTTTGGTAGGTACATTAATCACTCTATAGCGTGTGTAAGTCAAGTCATTTGAAGTAGACCCCTTTGTTCTCTTTCATCATCTGGTCATAGACTGTAAATTCTTCTGATTCCTCGTACATTTCCCGTAACCGTTGTTCATCCTTACAGCGCCTCCCATTCCATCGTTTACAATTAGTGCAGGCGTTTGTGCATCCTAATTCAGTCGGTATAAATAAAACGCACCTCACCATAAGTCATCCCTGCCCTTACAAAAATATAAGCCACCATAAGGCAGCAATGTTTTAAAAAGTAACGCGACCGAGGTCGCTATATAGAGGAGTGCGAAAATACAAAAGGCCCTCGGACGAGCTGTCCAAGAGCCTCTATATACTTTTCGCATCTTTACTATATCACCCAAAAACAGGTGTGACAATACTCATTTAGGTGCTAATTTGATACCAGAATTGTACTATTTTTGGGCCAATTTACTGCCATTTACAAATCTACCGTTCCGTATTCAAGCATCTTAGCAATATCTACGACCGCTTTTTTGCGGTATCTGACCAACGTAGTCCGTGAGATGTTGTATTTAGTCTGTATCTCATTCCAAGCCATCTTCTTTATGACCATATCAGTTATAATCTCTGAGAGCTTAGGTTCCAACAAGGTAATGCAATGCTCGAAAACATCCAACTCGCGCTTTAGCGTTTGGTACGTCTTTACCATTTCCTTCAAAATCTCCATACCCTCACTGTCAACAATGGTCTTGTACATAAGTGCAATCCTCCCCGATTTATCTGTAATATTACTATTTTGAATGTACTCACCTTCAGGTCTAGAAAAGGTTAATGCCGCAATAACCTCGTCATCCCCCAACCCGGAAAAGTGTGATATCTGAAACCGTCTAATACCAAGGTTCTGTTTAATTTCGCAATGGCCTTTGAATAGTCCCTTTACCCGCTCTTTCGTGTCCATTCCGCCCACCTCCTGATGTCAGTCTTTTTTCCGCCGATAACGCATGAATTCGTATTTCTCATTTTGGTTGCCAATTGCATAAATCGTGATTACACGTTTCACAAGGATCACATCCACATTCAGTGAGTTCGGCAGCTGTCATAACGACATACACGCAGTGTAGGCATTTTGGGTCACTTTGTATTAATTCTATTGACATGATAAGTTTTACAGCCATAGCTCCTACCTGTATGGCTTCCTCAATCATCCTGAGATTGTTTGACTTCTTCTTTTTAATTTCAGCAAAGAGTTCTTCAAGCTCTTCGAGTATTACGGCGTAACCTTCATGTGGGGAAGCAAACCACTCTCCATGGATCTTGTTCGCTCGTTCAAGTTCCGACAGCATCAAAACTGTAATATTGCTCGATTGCATTTATATTCACTCTCCTAACAATTTACCATTCGCGCTTTCACAGCATCGATCAGTGCCATTTGCCCGACTTCTTTTCGACTCAGCGCCTCTATGACTTGTTCATCAATTGTTCCTACCGTGACGATGTGATGAACTATTACGGTTTCATTTTGGCCTTGACGGTATAATCTCCCATTGGCTTGTAGGTACAATTCCAAACTCCAAGTGAGCCCAAACCAGATGATGATGTTCCCACCTGCCTGTAAGTTCAACCCATGTCCTGTTGAAGCAGGGTGCGCTAGGACTACTTCAAGTTTTCCATCGTTCCAGTCCGTAATATCTTGTGATGTATTCAACTTTCTCGGATTTAGTTTTCTGGCCTTGAAGAACTCCTGAAGCCTTTCCAAGTCATGCTTGTAAGCATAAAACACCAGAATTGGTTTTCCGTTTGCACCTTCCCATAAATCCTCGAGCGCGTCGATCTTGCGTTGGTGAATCTGACGCACAGCACCAAACTCATCGTAGACCGCGCCGTTGGCCATCTGCAGTAGCTTATTTGATAACACCGCTGCGTTGGCTGCATCGATGTCACCCTCAGTGAAGGGAAGCAACATATCTTTTTCCAACTGTTTGTAGAGAGCTTTTTCGTTTGGAGCCATCTCGACCCGCACAAAGTTATCAATCCTTGCGGGCATTTGCAGATAGTCCTGAGCTTTCATGCTTACGCAGATGTCAGATATTTTTTCATAAATGGCTTTTTCAGCTTCAGGCTTTAGCTTGTAGTTAAATATTACCTCTCTGTTTCGTTTATCTGGCTCGAAATACCGTTCACGATAACCGCCCAAGGTTTTCCCTAACCTCTCACCTCTATCCAGCAAATAGATTTGTGGCCAAAGGTCAAGAAGTCCGTTAGGAGCCGGGGTTCCGGTTAGACCCACAATCCGTTTTATGAGGGGTCGAACTTTGCGAAGGGCTTTAAACCGTTTAGCTTTAGGTGATTTAAAGCTCGACAGCTCCTCGATCACCACCATATCGAAAGGCCATTTCCTTCCGTAGTGCTCAACCAACCAGACCACGTTTTCCCGATTGATGATGTAAATATCTGCTTTCGATTTAAGGGCTGCTATACGGGTTTTCACAGGCCCTAAGATTTTAGCCATGCGTAAGTGCTGCAAGTGATCCCACTTCTGGCACTCTTTACTCCAGGTGTCCTCGGCCACCCTGAGTGGCGCTATCACTAACACCTTCTTCACTTCGAAACGGTCGAAGATGAGTTCATTTATAGCAGTTAAGGTTACAACCGTTTTCCCCATTCCCATATCCAGGAGAAGACCACAGGCTGGCTTGTCCAATATTTGATTAGCCGCATAGTCTTGATAATCATGTGGGATATACTTCATCTATGAACTCCTTAACCTGCTGGGTTCTGTCAATCACTCGTACCTTATGACCGAGCCTCTCAAAGACTGCCGCCATTTTTACTTGTTTAGGTGAGAGGTGTTTGCCCGGTGCTTTGAGTTCTACGAAAAACACCCGACCGGCGGAGGTGAGAACAATTCTATCTGGCACTCCTGCTGTGCCTGGCGAGACAAACTTTAATGCCAAACCACCACGGGCCTTGACTGCATCCCTGAGTTTTATTTCAATCTGCCGTTCTCTCATTACACACCTCGGTTTGGTATATACAGTAAACATCCCTGAATGTTTGCACCGCATCATCGCAGGCATACCTCGACTGCAAATGATTTTCGATGGTGCTCTTGTCAGTCGAGGTTTTGGGGAATTCCAAATCACGACTTATATCTCCAGCCAAATCCCCTTCCGGATTTTGTTTTCCGGTATATTTTTTAAGACACCAATCATAAAAGCTCATTTTGCGTTACCCTCCTCAATTTTAGTGAAAAGTTGCCGAAAGACCCAATTTGCCACGTTTTCTCTACACGTGCACAACGCGTTCTCGCACACATATCTCGCGCGCATTACCTATAATACTTACTTTCTAAAGTAATAGTAAATAAGTGGCAACTTAGGCAATCAAGTCTGGGGAACCGCTGTTCATACGCCTTCAGACGGTTTCCAATTTCGGTTGCCTAAGCCTTAATATCGGCAACGGTGGCAACCCCAGAGCGGTTGCCACAATTTTGGAAAGTTAGACTTTAAATATAACGAAATTCTGCTCTTTTAAAACTGTTAGGGATTTAAGGCAACATCGGCAACTATGTCTAAGAACCGCTGTTCATGCTACTTTCATGGGTTGCCGATAATCATTATTGGTTACTCCCTAATGTAGCTTCTTTGGACACCATACACCTTAAATTTGAGCTTACCTTCACGTCTTTTCCAGCCATCTGTGTGATCCAATATACTGCGAATCTCACGCGCCTGCATATTGGTTAGCATTTTTGGATCACCACCAAAACACTCGCACCATACCTCTATCGCGCATACCCTACTTCTCTGGATCGTACCAGTAACACCATTAAAATCACCTGTCAAGAACATCCGTCTTGCATATAAATCCAGGTCGTCCCAATTTTCCGGCAGCAGCACATCCAAGTATTCATAAACCAAACCGGATCGATCGCTTTCCTCGGTGTGTTCGTCTTGAATATACATGGCCCACTCGGCCAGCATATCCTTGAGGTATAATTCCTCCCCATCTTTATAACCCTGGACTGCTTCTGCCCACACCTGATCGACCTTAAAATCGTTCCACAGGCTTTGTTTGCCTTCCCCAACGTTCACAGGCCAGAAACGTCGATTGCCTGTCTTATCCCGTAAACACTCGTAGTCGTTGGTCGTTCCCATGAAGACACACTGTCTTGGGAATACCGCCGTACGTCTGCCGTAGGCTTCCCGGAATATATCCTCTTGCTTTGATATAAAGTGTTTCAGGGCATCGATGTCTGCCTTCTTGGCGGCTGATAATTCGCCCATTTCAAGAATCCATGCACCTTGCAACTGTTCGTAGGCTTCCTTCCCTACGACAGTCGTTAGGCTGTCTGAGTACCATTTTCCGCCGAGTTTCTTCATGAAGTAGCTCTTACCAAGCCCCTGTTTACCAATGAGTAGAAGCATGTAATCAAACTTGCAACCTGGATTGAAGATCCTCGCGACCGCTGCGCACATTGTTTTTCTGGTTACTGCTCTTGTATACTCGGTATCCGACGAACTGAAATAGTCAATCAACAACGTATCAAGACGCTCTATTCCATCCCACACAAGACCACTCAGATAATCCTTCACTGGATTGTACCGGTTCTGTTCTACGATGACTGAAAATGCATCCATGGTTTTACCGACGTGGTTTAAGCCATACACACGTTCTAGATAATGCCTGAGAGCTGCGTCATCGGCATCTGACCAATAGAAACCCTGGTTCATATCCCGCCAAGGTAAGCTCTTTAATAGCTCGTTTCGATGGGCGAACTCGTTATGCCCGACCGTCCCACAAATTTGAGGATCGTTTTCCATGATGAGTCTGATATTGTCAATGGTCGCCTTCAGCGTGCCATCTTTTTTGTACTCTAATCGTTCCGTCCAGTTATCATCCACCGGCCCAAAATCCTTCAAAGCCGCCGCCATACTCTCGGACATGAGCTGTTTCTTAACGTTTACGTCAGCTACAGAGAACTCCTGCATGGCTTTATACGAGGGTCGTTTGCTCGGCGGTGTGCCTTCTTCCACCCCGTCGTCCTGGGCACCAAACTTATGGACACGTACCAAATCGAAGGCGTTTACTAACTTGCCACTGATCGGATCTGTTCCATGGTGAGAGAACGCGAACAGGTCGTTGTCGTAAAGTATCAAGCCTCCAGATGTAGAACCACCAAGAAAGGTATATCTGCCTTCTATATCGCAAGGAGCATAAATGTCGCTAAGAAACGTTTCTAGCACCTCTGGAATTGAATAGGCTCGGCAAAAGGCACCAATTACGCCAGTTTTAGTTGTAGGATCGGTCTGTTTCTCCGCTGACTTTTTGATGACACTTTGCTGTCTGGATGATACAGGCCAACTTGAGGCATCCTTCCAATCGTCGTAACTTTCCAAGACTTCGTCAGGATTTAGCCATGGCCCGTCAATGTGTTCGAACACGTATGCTCCGTCGCTTGAGGTGCTTGGCCAGTACATTAGCCTAGAGGCTGAATAGGTGGTGTCGTCGAATTGCTCTATCCCAAGATCGTAGGCTACCTTACGAGCGATTGCTGTATATTCCTCAGCCAATACCGCCCTTGCCAGTGGGATAACGAGCCTGAGCCTCGGAGCCTCGGGCACATGTTTATGAGTGGAGTAAATGCAGCAGGCATAATCGTAAAGCATGAAGATTCCGGCCCAAACGTCAGGCTGGGCATAATCCATATCAAGTGTGAGCAAAGAACTGTACTCTACAAATCCGTTTTTTCGTCGACCGCCCTTTAACCTCCCACCGACGAACCCCCCAACATCCTTGCGATCATCCTGGTCGTCTTTGGACATTTTCCGGTACTCTTCACATGTCTCAGAAGTTTTCTGAGTGACATTCACTTTTTCTAAAAACTCAGACCACTGCAACTCTTTGTTTGTCCACTTTTTCTCTTTCCGCGAATTGCCCGTAGCGATCGTGATCGTTCCATCATGCTTTAATTGAGCCATCTTTATTAACCCCCGTTAGTTTCGCCTCGCCTCTTATTCTTGCAACGGCTAAAAATGCCGTTAAATCTCGATATCCTGAGGTGTTCCTTATATCCAGGCTTTCCTCACGCTGATTCTTACGTTCTCTCTGTTTCTGCCTGTTCCTCATAATTTAGCCCCCCCTAATCTTTCTTGTAAAAGTCTGTCTCAAATCCGGCTGCTCGTAATGGTAAGCCCTCGGCCCAACTTATCGGTTGTCCCATTATCTCGCACACTTCTTCCAGCGATCCCTTGCCCAATGGCGCTGTAATGACCACCTCGTCATGGACATGCATCGAGATCTTATATCCAGCCTTATCGACCCGTAGCATGGCATCGGCGAGACAATCTCTAGCCACTGCCTGAACAATGTTTTCAACGAGCCTCCCGCCATAGGTACTCATGCGGCACCATTGTTTATTTTCCCCGATGCCTTCATAGGAGATGGCCTCACGACCGAATTTATTAAGCTCCATTTTGGGCTTGATGTAGGAGAGCTTTCTGCCTGAAGGAAGGGTAATAAACAATATTCCACTTTTAACATGGAACTTCACCTGACCAACAACTGAAGGCTGTTTTTTACTAACGGCCTTCTTTGCGGCATCATCAATGGCATACCAGTATTTAACGATGTTGCTATTCGCCTGTCTCCATGCTTTGACTAGTCCGTCCAGCTCTTCTTCCTTGAGTCCCTTATCCAACGCCCCCATAGCTACGAGGGCATTAGCTCCGCCCTGGTAGCCAAGCGCCAATTCTGATATCTTACCTTTCTGTCTAAGCTCGTACTCTGGATTCCCTTTCGCGATACGCTCCACAGGCACGCTGAACATCTGTGAAGCAGACGCTTCGTAAATCTTGCCGTGGCCTTTAAACACCTCAATCCGCCATGTCTCACCCGCGAGCCACCCTAGCACTCTGGCTTCAATTGCTGAGAAGTCGGCAACGATAATTCGATGACCCTTGGGTGGAATAAAGGCTGTGCGGATGAGTTCAGATAGCACGCCCGGCACACTTTCATAGACCATTTCTAAAAGATCAAAGTCCCCGGATTTTACAATGTCACGTGCTAGTTCCAAGTCCTTCAAGTGGTTTTGTGGAAGGTTCTGAACCTGCACGAGCCGCCCTGAGTTTCCTGTTATCCACACTTTGCCATTTCGTCTAACTACGAAAAATCCTGTTTCAGTTTCGGCACAATATACCGTCCCTGAAAATGCCTCTTTACTGGGCTTTTTTCTTATCTCGTTATGCCCGCCGGGGGTTAACCAAATATTCACTATATAGGCGTCGCTCCACTTTTCATTATCTCGGACCTTTGTTGTGACAGTGGCAGCACGTCCTGAAAGATGTGCAAGGGCCTGAATTATATCTGCGTTTTGCTTGTTGATGGTGCTGTACTGAATGGAGTTAGGACCACATCTGTAGCCATCCCAAAGCTCTAATTCGTCGAAAATTACATCAGCAGATTCATCGAGTAGCCACATCTTAAATGTCTTATCGCGAAACGTGCGTAACCAAAGAGGTGCGTTCCTAGATTTAATAGTAATAACTGTCGACTTTTCATGGATAGATACGATAAACGATAAGGCACATTTTCTGAGCAAGCTTTTACATCGTTCTATTTTTCTTTGCTTGCTAAAGTGAAATCTGAGATCACCTTCTCGGGTATAGTGACCATCAGCTTGCGTCATAATTAATATTCGCAGCTCAAGGTGATCAAGATTGCTATTAACAACGCGACGCCCTGTAAACGGTATGCTAAACCTTTTAGCCTCTAAGTTTTGAACGGTATCAACTTCCCATCTCCCATTTTTACCCCAATAAGCCATTCGGTGGTCAGGTGTGCTTACTTGCGAACACCTTTGTGATTCAATAGAATAGAGATCCCCAGAATAATCAAAAGACACGGATTGAGATTTCTGGAAAGAAATAAATTCGGTTTGTGGGGACCAGCAGGCTATACGCCCACCCTTCCAAGTATCAAGCCTAACCCACCCATCCGAAGTTAAAACTTCATGATCACCAGTAAGGCACCACCGACCTGTCCTGTTCGCGCCGTAAAACTGCAAAAGTCCTCGCACATGGTTGTCTGGGCAGATTGCACGCTCAATGGCAATGTATTTTTTGATGGAGGTTTTAGCCATTTCTTGCCTTAGCTGGAGTAACCTTTGAATTGACCCTTCGGTGTGACTCTCCATATCGCTTACTGCCTTTTTAGATAAGTTATCGACCTCAACCCCGTTGCCTAACAGCCATTCTTTAAGCTGGGCCACACTGTTTGGATTGTCCAGCCCTGTCAGTTCTTTAGCTTCCTTGAAAATACCTGATCGGTACCGTTTATCGCACCGGATGGCATTTTTCACGAGTTCGGTATCTACCAATATTCCTCGGTCGTTGATCTGTTGGTCAAGCACCCAAAGGGTCTGTTCATTATCGGATATGAGGTACTTCTCAAGTTTCTTCCGTATGGACTGCTCCACTTCAACGTCTCTTATGCAATAATCCTTGAAGGTTGCCCACTTCTCTGGTGCATGGCTTGGAAGATTACGAGTTCTCTCACCATTGGTTTTCGTCGGCTTACACGGGATGGAGAAATACCGGATCAGTGCCATACCCTCGGCCATTTTCTGCTCTTCTAACTCCAGAACCTTGGCAACCCCCGCCAGATGGAGCGGAAGTCCTAACATGGCCGATTGTACCGCTGTACAGCGCCAGGCTTTAGGTGAGAGTGACCGCTCTAAGTAGACTGATAGACAGGTTCGTTCAAAATTGGCGTTAAAGGCGGTCTTTATGACACGTTCATCGGTTAACGCCTTTACTAATTGAGGTGGTAGCTTTTCACCACAAGCCAGATCAATGATACTCACCGACTCATATTCAAAGGCATAGGCGAACAATAAGATTTCAAAGTCTGGGGCAGAGGTGTACGCATACACCCCTGCTCTTTTCAATTCCACACTGGAGTAGGTTTCTATATCGATTCCGAGGGTTTTCATTTGAAGACTTCTTTGAGCACGTCAAGATGGTAGGTATTAACCTGACCAAATCTCGGGTCTGTAACCTTGCCAATGTCCACTTCATAGTCTCTGCTAATTTGTGACGCTTTTCTCCCTAGTAGATTAGCCTTGCTGCCATCTATCCTAAGACCACGAAGGCTCGCGTACCCAATAATAGAGAAGAAATCTTTGGAGTGGTTTTCAATTTTCGCTTTCAGTAGCTTTATGTCTTCATCGTGTTCTGCCTGCTTAATTTTGATGGCTTTCATCGACTGTAACGAGACAATAAGGATGTCTTCGATGGATGTAGGTTTTCTTACCGGATTTTCCATCTCTTCAAAGCGAGTAACATACGCTGCCGTAAAGCGAACGCCCTTTTCACCAGTCATTTTATTGGCTATCAGATCACAACCTTTTTTGCTAATAAGGTAGCAGGGTTGCTCTTTATTCTGGCTGTTAATATAGGTGCTTTCTATGAAAAAATCTCGACTCTGCATTTTTGCAGAGTCCAAATACTCCACATAAGTTCTTATACTCCTCATCAGTTGATCATGAGGTTTATCCACCATTTTAGACACTTCTCGGCTATCTACCATAAGTCTGTTTTCGTAATTGATGACTTGTAAATCGTTCATAATGTCCTCCTTTTAACTAGCTCAGAAAGTCGTCGTCGTCATAGGCCTCAAAGTCATCTTCAGCTCTACTGCGTCCTCCCAGCGGTTCTCCATCGGCAAACTTCTGTAGGTTTTGCAGACCACAGGCGATGCCCCGGTTGCCGTTGGTGTTGAAAGGATAGAACGTAATACTCGCCCTGCCATAGCAGCCACTGTAAACTTCTGTACTGTCCAAAATAGTATCTCGATTCTTATCAACGATTCCTGGTTTTGTAGCACTATTGGCATTTACAAAATAACAGTTCGCGTAGTTTTCATCATCCGATCGGTCAATATCTCCATCTCGGAGAGGTCGTTTGAAACCCGCACCACTGGTGAACTTTGCACCATGCTTGGCAATTCCTACTTTTTCAGCCTCTTTAATAGCCGCGTTGATTTTCTCAAGACCTTCCTTATCCGTCTTAAGGATGACAAGACTGACCGAGTATTTTTCGTCTCCACCGTTGATACTCTTAGGCGTCCATATATTACAAAATGAGAATCTTACTTTTCCGGTAATCACTTTTGTTGTTTCATTTGCCATTTTTACATGTCCCCTTTATGCTTTTACTTTAAATTTCTTACTTCCTGATAAGACACTCAATTTAAATGGCATCTGCAAAATCGCTCTTGGCTGCATCGAGGGTATTCCATTCTGGATGTTTGTCCGACTCTACCACCAGCGAGGGTTTGCCCGGAGGTGCGATACACAAACCTCCTAGTAGTTCTCTAAACCGTTGCTTGCCAAGTAGCTGAGTCATAGCCGTTATGCCGAGAAGATTCTTGGTATAAATCTGGGCTTCGTCGTAGTCGCCAGTTGCTAATACCTGCTCTGCAATCTTGGTCTCATCTACATATTTTCGTCGACTGGTTCCTTCGATCAGCTTGTACCCATGCCATATTTTTCGGCCAGCTATTGCTTCTTTTTCGGCGAACTCCCAGACATCCTTCGCCCAAGATTTCAGCTCATTTGCTTGTGCCAGTACCTTGGCCATCTCGTCATCTGTCAATAATTCAGGCAGCTTAAAGTCTAGCTTGGCGATTTCTAAATTAGCATTAGCTCGCTCTCGGCATTGACTCTTTGCCCGGCAAAAGCGACAATGTTCACCGGATATAAAGTCACCTTCACCTTTAAATGCAAGTGCAGCCTTGGGTTTCAACTCTGTCTCTGCCCATTTTAAAAGCTCGTCCACTGAGAGTTCAAAGGTCGATATATTATCAAGTCTGGGTTGGCAGATCGTCAATCGCACTGTTTCGATATCATACAAGAGGTCAACTATATTCAAAGCACCTAACGCATAGAGCTTAAGCTGGGGATTATCCTCTGCCGATACCTTTACCCTCCCGTATTTGAGATCGACAACATCCAACACTCCGTCGGACACAATGACGAGGTCGCCTGTACCGAACCCGCTAGGAACATAGTGGGAGAATTCCAGTCTCTGTTCAACGAGCACCAGTGGATCACTTGACCTTGTTTGAGCCTCGGCAATAAGTTCACAAGCAAAATTCATATAAACATCTGTGTAGCATTCCAACTCTTTCGAGTCGTACTTACTGACAGGTTGTATCGTTTTGATCTTAAGAACCTTACGGAGTTTATGCTCTGCCAAAGAGTGTGCGGCAGTTCCCTCAGCTGCAAATGTTGTTTCTTTATCCTGGAACCGAGCTTCCAACTCTGGTGCTGGCGTACAGCGCATCCAACGATTCGCACTTGATGCTGATAATTTCGCGTGTTCCCCCGTTTGAATCACCCCCTTCAAGTGGGAAATTAGTCTTGGCATATTCCCCGAAATACTGACGAGCTGCACAGTCATAAATTATCGCTGCTTCAAATTCCGATTCAAAGGCTCCAAGGTGTTTCGATCTTCCGTTTACCATGATTGCTGCACGCCAATTTTTTCGTTGCTTTTGCCAGCTAACACCTTTGAATTTACTAGTCTTGTTCTTTTTTAAGCACTTTCTATTAAAGCTGTTCTGTTGATTTGTCAATATCCTCAAATTAGATCTCCGGTTATCGACTCGGTTGCCATTGATGTGGTCAACCTGCATGTTCTGAGGTGAATTCAAGATTAGTCGGTGCATCAGTATGGTATGAGCAGTGTTCGTATCTTTTCTACCATTTCTGCAATCCCGCGCGGCGTATCCGCTGCTATCTGCGTACCATCTATACATTGACAACCACTCATAATCCTCATCGTCTACGATTGCTACTGCCCCTTTGGTTAAAGGGATATAACTCGCCATTAGAGTTCCTCTGCTTCTTTTAACAAGTCACCATACCTCGAGGGATCGACAGCGGTCAGCTTGTCCGCTTCATATCGCTTGAAAAGCCCCTGAATTGCCACTTTCTTGCCAGCCTGTGATTTGGCTGTGAGTACCGCTCGAATTTGTTCAAGTGTTACAGGTTTCTCGATTTCTTCTGTCTTTTCAGGTGAGATGGGTTCCTCTTCTTGCTCTACCGCGTCTGTAGACACTTCTCTAGTAACCTGAACTTCCTTTGGCCTGTTTTCCAAGGCTTCTGCCAGCCTTGTCATTACCGAAATAAGCTCATCGTATTTTATTGTGATTTCAAGTTTACTCATTTAATTGCCCCTCTTTTCCCAAACAGATTAATAAAATCATGGTATACTCGTAATAGTCATATTCCTATATTGGTCCGCTTGGTGTTAGAGCACCAGCGGGCCTTTTCGTTGTGCATGCATCTCATCACCTCCTCTCGATGAGCCGTCGTATGCAAATCACCCCAGCTTTTCACATCGATCACTAAAGTATTTGATTGGAATGCCCAAGTGCTCCGCAGCCTCAATTTCAAGCATCATGCCTCTAGAAAATCTCTCTCCGAAGGCCCAGATTTCATCGCACCGTTTCAACATAAACAAACCAAGTAACATACCTGCTTGACGTTCCTCTATTATGTCTTCATCAAGAAACTGGGTGTTGTGTAAATGTACCGCTATTGGTGTAGCGTCCTGTGTATATGCAAACCGACAATATCCCTGTGCCTTAACTGTGTTGCGTTCTACATCGCCGCGGTATGGCGAGCATATATAGACTAATTTCATACTGCCACCTGCCTCTTTCTAACAGTCAAACTTGAGACGCTTTCATCCGGAAACAATCTGAGCAACCCAGCCAGCATTTTTCTCCCCGCACCGCGTCTACCGCTCAAGGCATTGCTTAAGGATCCTCTTGACAGCCCCATCTTTCGGGCAAGCTCGTTTTGAGACCAGCCGCATCGTTTCGATAGCTCAATGACATTATCCTGATTAAGTCGCATATTACGGCCTCCTTTAGAATGTTATGTTCGTATTTTGAATATAACGTTCGTCAGCTGGGCAAAAAAATAGCTCATCCACGGTTACTCCGAAGAAGTCAGCAATTCGTTTGGATAATGCAAAACCAGGTGTACGACGTCCATTTTCAATCATGTTCACATAATCCCCCGCAATGCTTAGTTCTTTCCCTAGTGACCCCTGTGTGTACCCACGCTGTAGTCTCAGCTCTTTAAATTTAGTATTTTTCATCTCTGTCCTCCCTTAGCATCTAGAATAATTTGTTCTGTGGTTATCTTATCTAATCTTTAAATTTCTGTCAATCGAAATTTTTGTTCGCATATTGACCTTATTCGAACGTTTTGTTATAATAACTTTAGATTCAAGACGGAGGTGTTCGAATATGTTGTTCGGTGACAGGCTTAAAAAATTGCGAGAAGATAAGGGTTTGATCCAGGCAGAACTCGGTAAGTTGATCGGTGTATCTGACCGTGTTATTGGTTATTACGAATCCAACGACCGTATTCCCAAGAAACAGGAAACATTTCAGAGAATTTCTGAGGTGTTCAATGTATCGGTTGATTATCTCATGGGGACAGATGGCGCCTTTGTACAAAAATCTGTCGAGCAGTTCGGTTATACTGGAGGTAAACAAGCTAAAGAGGTATTGAATGGTATGCAAGCCCTTTTTGTGGGGGGAGAATTACCTGAAGAGGATCAGGACGAGTTTTTCAGGATGGTAACCGAAATGTACTTTGAAGCTAAGAAAAACAATAGGAAGTATCGACGTAATAAAGAATAA